GGTCGAAGGTGGGCGGCATGCTTTCGAGCGACCGGTCGCTAGGGGTGCCACGGCTGTCAGTCAACAACACGTACCCGCCACTGGTGAAGAACAGTTGGGTGATGGTCGGCTCGTGTGCCCGAACAAGGTCGAGCGCATAGCGCTCAGGGTCGATGCCGAGGTTCCTCATACGGTCGAGCTCTTCCTTGATGGCTTGCTCTCTCACGGCTTTGTTTCGATCTTCGGTGGTCATGGAGGTAACTCCGGTGAATGTCGTTGAAATGCTGTCAACGTGTTGACAGGTTCCGTACTCAGTCAAACAGCGTTTCGCGGGTGTCCGCAGGGTCGAGGTCGGTTCTTTGGCACATGGTGTGGACCCAGTCCCAGTAGCTGCCCATCGCTTGCTCAGGGGTCGCACCCAACAGCCAGTCGTCCAGCCGGAAGATGTCGTGACCCTTCGGGTATTTGGCCTTGAGTTCCCGAGTGGACAGGTGGCGGTCAGCCAGGTCGTCGCCTTCGATGTGTTTCTGGAATGCGGACATGATTGATTCCTTCATAGCAAATGGAGGTTGCGTGAGCCTACGACCCACGCTCGGCTGTCAACTGTTGACAGGGTATCTGGGAGATTACAGAGCCGCTTTCAGCAAAGCCGTGCGCCACACACTGCGGTCCGAGTAAGCGTTGTCGGGCAGGCGGGAGTGGGCCACCAGATCAGCGTACATCTGGCGGGGCAGGCTGCGGACTTCATCCAGTTCGAAGCGCTGGGGCAGGCCGGTGGCCTTGTCCACAGTATCCCAGTCGGGATTGAGGTAGACGGCGATCATGGCGTGGGGCTGCTTGAGGATTTCCCTGAGAATCCTGGCCCGCAGGGCGGGGTTCTTCCTCAGCAGGGGCGCGATCCATTCCTTGAAGTCCGCCGGGTTGACGTAGACGGTGCTCGGCGGAGTTTGGGCTTCTTGCGCGTTTGCATCTTTAGTAGCAGTGCTCATGATCGCATTCCTTCTAAGAAAAAGAGGGTGGGGTGTTTCTACCGGATTTTTCCGTTCAATGCCTTCAATGACTTTCTAGCTTCGCGTTCCTTCTTTGTCGCGGAAATACAGGCTCTGGCGTACTGCGGGTTATGGCTGTTGAGGGTCGGCGGTTCCTTGGGCTCATGGCTCAGCCAGAAGGCGTGAGCTTCCTGAGGGTCCTTGAAGCGGCCGACTTCCCGGCTCTGGCCTTGGACGTGTTCCAAGGCATGGAAGGTCTGGGTGGCCACGCGGTAAGCGCAGAAGTCGGGCGCCATGCTGCGGCGCCGGATAACGCTCAGGGTGATGGTCACCCAAGAGCTGGCGCACGCCTTCAGAGCAACGGTGCGGGTCTCTAAAAGGTCCATGATGTCACCTTTTCGATAATAGGTAATTGAATGCGGACCTTGCTTGGGTAAGGCCGCTTTCGGGAAGGGCTGAAAATTTTATTAGCGTTTTGAGATTCTCAGTTTTTGTCAAAACGGTATCAAATTGCCCTTTCTATTACCTGTTATCAGTTTTTGCCTTGTCAACCCCTGTTTTGGGTGTTTCTGACTGAACGGTATGACCATTCGTCAGAGGATTGACAGAGTACATGATAAAGCACTGTGTTGTGTAATCCCAAAATTGGTGTAATTTGCTGCCTTACTTTTTGTACATGGGGTCATGCCCGACCTAGAGCCTTCCCTTGATGGTGGCATTTTGGTTTTCTGGGGCGGGGTGATTTTGGGCTTGACTTGCCTGGAGCGGGGTCAAAAATTTTTTAGACTGCCTGATAAAATTATTTTTTTTCTACAAAGTCTCCTATGGCATTTTGCCACTACGTTTTTCAGAACACCCTTTATGTACATCTATATATATTTTTTATAAAAGAAAAATATTAATAAAGAGGTACACAGCCACAGGTGGATCGCCAACCACTCCCCTTGTCTGGCACTTGTCAAGCCCTTTTCGACGTACGGAAGGACGCCTCCAGACCGACCCTTGCCCAAATCAACGCCCGCCTAGCCTCCCGGAGAACCGCCACCTGAAGCAGAGCCAGGGCTTCCCAGTTCTTGCGGGCCAGCGACAGGTTGCGCAGCTCGCACTTCTCAAACGTCGAGATGGTCTGCCCGCAGGCGGCCCGAATCGCCTGATCCACGCAAAGTGCGGAGAATGCGGTTCTCGCCAAATAGCGCCGATGCAACAACTCTCTGGTCAACCGACGGGCGTCAGCAAAATGTTTTTCTTGGGTCGAAAGGTCCATGGTCTTCTCCGAAAGCAGTCAACGTGTTGACAGGTAGGGCCTGGCGCCGGCGCCAGGGCGCGCGCACCCTGGCGCACACGTGCGCCCACGCAAAAGGCCCCGCCGGGCATGCCCGGCGGGGGGTTGGGTCCAGCGAGTGGCTATCAGCCGTTGGCTTGCATCGGCTCCGGGGTCACGTCGGTCGGGATGCACACCGGGGCCGGAGTAGGCTGGCTAGCGGCCATGCGGGCGGCCATTTTCTCGTTGGCCTCCTTGAGCGCGGCCTCCTCGGCCAGCAACGCCTCACGGGCCTTACGGGCATTCTCGGTGCGCAAGGCCAGCAACGCGGCCTCCTGCTCAGCCTGTGCCTCATTGCGGGCCTTGAGCTCGGCGGCCTTCTCGTCCTGATAAGCGCTGGTCAGCAGAGTGACCGACAGGCGAGCCGCGTCTACCTGCGCCTTGAGCTCGGCATTGTCGGCGTCACGGGCCAGACGTTCGCACAGCGCCATATGGGTCAAGGTCGCGGCGGCCACCTCCAGCTCGCTTGGGCGCCAGCCCTTGACCAGCTCCAGCACGGCGGCCAGTGCGGTGATGGACGACACACCGGAACCAATGACCACGTGGCCATCCTCGCCCTGCTCACTGTCGCTACCCTCTGACATGGCCTTGGCCGCTGCGGCCTTGGCTTCGGTTGCGGCGATGGCCGCATTGAGCGCCTTGACATCATCCTTGAGCGCTTGCCGCAACTGCTCAGCCGTCGGTGCGGTAATCACCTTGACCGTGGCGTCACAGGTCTGGCGGTCAAGGGCCATGTACAGCAGGCCGTGCTTGCCGTTGTTCTGGCGCTTGAGGGTAGCGCTCAGCACCTTGAACGACTTGAGGCAATGCTCAGCACTGGCCACCAGTTGGTCCGGGGTAGCGTCTGCTACCGGGCAACCGAGGGTAGCCAAGGCCAGTGTCTTGAGGTCCGCCATCGCCTTGACGATAACGTGTTGCGCCTCGGTGTCGGTCAAGGCGATCACGTCACGGGCCTTGCTGGCCAGTGATTCTCCCGTGGTTTTGGCCATGCCGTTAGCAATGGCCGATTGCTCAGCACTGGTGGCCAGTGCGGCACCGGTGTCGAGCAACGCTTGAGCAATGGGGCCAACCTCTTTGCCGTCGCCGTGCAGCACATCCAGCGGGGCTTGATCGGTAGGCGCCTCGGTGTCGGTCACGGTAGGCTCAACCCAGCGGCCCATGCTGTCACGGGTCCAGCCGGCAGCGGTACGCTCAACCTCAATCGCGTCCAGTTGGTCAAGCGCTGCTTGGTTGTCGGTGTCTGTCAACATGTTGACAGGGTTGCTGTCGGTGCCGGTCACGTCTACCAACTGAGCGGCAAGGGATTTGCGGGTTTGCTTAGCCATGGTCGTATCTCCTAGAACGGGGTTGGGTTAACGCCATGCCATGAAGGCAAAGGTGAGCACTACGAAAGCGGCACCTGCTACCTGAATCAGTTGGATGGACATGGCGTCTACCTCTGGTTGGCCCTTGGTCACTGGATTGCGGCTTCGGGGAGCCCTATGTCTCATTTGTCAAGGTACGGTGTCACTCCCATTCTGACGAACGGTAGTAGTTACCATGATGAACGGTCGTTGTGGCACGCTCCAGGCGTGCCGCTTGCGCGCACGCTAGTTGCTCGCGCAGGTGCGCGTATTGCCTCGCGTGCAGGCGGTCTGTCTAGGATTGAGGACCCCGGGTAGGACATTTTCTCGTTTGGGAATCGCAACCAGGGGCAACAGACCCCCTCGCCAAATTTTTCGCCTCAAAAAACCTAGGTGTACATTGTACATGCCCCAATCCTATAAGAGCTGCTATTCTTAGAACCAGCCGGTGGACGAGCCCCGGTCTCACTAAGAGGTACAGACAAGTGGCCCTCCTCCCCAGCAACCACCTATCCCAGTACGAGATCCACAAGGAGTTCGTCTACAAGGCCACGCTGGCCGGCGTGATCCCCGTCTACCTCGGCGACCTCGGTGAAGCCAACTGCCAGTTCCCCAACTCGCCCCAGATCTGTGAGGTGAACGGCTGCCCGCGCATTGCCCTCCACGCCACCTTCTTCATCCTCGGCTGGACCCAACTGCTGATGGGTTTCCTGAACATCCCGTGCAAGGGCTACCCCATCATCGTCACCGCCAGGCTCGACGGCCAGCCACTGGACCGCGACGAAGACCTCAACCAGTTCAACGACGAGATCATGTAATGAGCACCCCCGACCCACGACTCACCGCCGAGATGGCGGACATCCTCGAACCCATCATCGACGAGGTGATCGGCATCGAAGGCGGTTTCGTCGACGACCCGAACGACGCCGGTGGTGCTACCCGCTGGGGTGTGACCGAAGCCGTCGCAAGGGCACACGGCTACAAGGGCAGGATGCAGGACTACCCACGCGAGCAGGCCGTCGACGTCTACGAGAAGAACTACTTCCTCGACCCGAACTTCCACCTGATCGCCACCCACAGCAAAGCCGTCGCCAAGGAGTTGTTCGAGATCGAAGTGAACTGCCCACCGGGAGTGGCCGCGAAGTTCATGCAGCGCGCCCTGCGCGTCCTCAACGACCCCAAGGGAAACGGCCAAGTGATCTTCCCTGACGTGGACGTCGACGGCCGCATCGGTGGTGATACCGCCAGCGCCCTGTCTGCCTTCCTGAAGTACCGCGGCAAGGGCGGCGAAGTCGTTCTGCTGAAGATGATCAACGCCCAGCAGGCGGTCTACTACATCGAGCGCGCCGAGAAGAGACCCCAAAACGAACGCTTTGAGTACGGCTGGATCGCCAACCGCGTCGCAATCTGAACCACGCCACCACCCCACCCACTAACCCGAGGTACAGGAACATGAGCTGGTTCACCCGATGGCTTGCCAAATACACAGGCAGCACGCCGACCCCAACGCCAGTTCCTGCACCGACCCCGGAGCCAACCCCCGTGCCCACACCTACCCCAATTCCCGCTCCCACAGGCAGAGCCTTCACCGGCGTACGGCCCTACGGCCCGAAAGCCCCGTGGAACATCCCGGTAGCCAATGTTCCACGCCACCCGGAAAGCGCCAAGTTCGCCAGCGCACTGTGGGCTGACTTCGCGGGCGCCATCCCTGAGCTGAATTTCCGCAAGTACACCTACGCCGTGTACGACGCGGCCAAGGCCACCGCGCGCTACACCATCAAGGACCTGAACGGTTGGGGTAACCTCAACGGCAAGACCGTGCCGTGGAACCCGCTGTGGCAACAGAACGCCGGTACCGACGCCCAGGCCATCATTCTGGATGCGGCGAGCGGCACCGAGTGGAACCTGTGGCAGATCGTGCCCGACCACGTCACCAAGACCTTGACCATCGGCAACGGCAACCAGTGCCCGGGTGACTACTTCACCAACAACTGGGACAACACACTCACCAAGTGCGTCGGATCAAGAGGGGCGGGCATCAACTACCTCGCCTGCCTGGTAAGGCCGTGGGAGATCGAGAAGGGCATCATCGAACACGCGCTGTCGATGCCGATCAGGGGCACCTCCGGCCAGTTCTTCGTGGCACCGGCGACCAAGCTGGAGCACCCAGGCAAGGTCGGCCCCATCCCTGAGGGCATGCGCTTTGCGCTGAACGTGACCTACGCCGAGATCGACGCCTACGTGGCCACGCTCTCCACCCTGCGCATGCAGAACCAGCGAGCCATCAAGATCATCCTCAGAGCCCTGAAGGACTATGGCTGGTTCATCACCGACACCTCGGGCGGTGCGCACCTTCAGTTCGAGGCACCAGAGTCGGCGCAGGCGGAATGGGAGCGCATCGGCGTACTGCCAGGCCAAGCGTTCGGCGGTGGCGAGTTCCCACGCCACGCCCTGTACGGTTTCATGACCCAAGCGCGGATCATTACGCTGGTGCCAAGTGACCAATACCCGGCCTAAAATCGGGTAAAAACCTCTACAGAACTGCATAAAACCGCCCCAAAACACCCGAAAACCGCTACAAAACTGCATAAAATCGGGTCAAAACCAACAAAAACGGCGCCAAAAGGCGCCGTTTTCGCATAAATCCCTCAAGTATTAATTCAATCATCGATAGTGTCATACCCCGGAATATCCACCGTTTGCCCGGCCCGTGCATGCGTGCAGTCGGGCAGGAATTCAATCCGCCCGTTGCGGATATAAGAATGGCAAACCACCTGCTCCTTCTGTGGCCCCCAGGTGTAGCGAACCAAGAGCGAGGGTGAGAAGGTTGGAGCGGCGGCGTTGCCATCCCACGTCCACCGCGGCCCCTCGCCCGGACCCACTGTCACGCAGTGACTCATCCCACACCCAGGGCACTCGAACCACAGACCATAGGAACCGTCCGGGTGGTCGGAGCGCGCCAGTACGTCAGAGCCCGGTATACGAATAATTGGACATCCGCTCATATCTCTTTCCCCTCACACCAGCCCGAACGGGCCTCGCCATGGTAAGGCCGCGCATAGCCGCCTTTGATAAGTGTCGCACCCAAGTCCACGCCGTCTATCTCGACAGTAGCCAACAGGCGCCCGAACTTCTCGCGCTGCACGTGAGTCAAGACGATCGTCTTGGCCGCGGCAATCATATTCACCGTCACGGCTTTGGCTGCCAGCGCATGATCGCGCTCCCACTGGCATTTGCCGTGCATCTCCGGGGTGTCGATCCCGTTGACCCGGACCCCGAGCCGCTGACACAACGAAGCCAGCAGCTCGGCGCACTCCGGTACCGTGATGTAGAAGGTGTCGCCGTCATAGATATCGCGCACGTAGGCCGGGTTGACCACGTAGGTGTCCGGCGCCTCATCAGCGCGTGCCATAACGCTGATGGCGGTGGCGATAACTGCACCACCCACCACTACGGTAACCAAGACACCGACCACAATGATCAAGGCCGCCAGCACCTTCTTTGCCGACGGTAAGTGCGCCGTCCGATCTTCTTCTAGCCTCACGACCCACCTCCTGCCCGCACGCGCAGCTCAGCCAACGCATGCTCCTGCACGCCCTGAACAATGTTGACGTACCGCTGCGGGTCCGACGCCAGCATGGCCATGGAAGACACCGCCCAGAAGATCGCCCGCTTGGTCTCGGCCAGTTGCACAGCCGGCGCGTGAGCTGAGATAGCCGCCCGACGATAAGCATCCCACAGCTCTTCTGCGGAAGTGACCGAAGACACTTCGGCGAGTAAAGAGTTGCGGGCGGTCTTGGTCTCGTCGTCCAAGGCGAACGCGCGGTCCAGCGCCTCGATGTCGAGGAAGGGTGTGTTATTTACGGGAGTCATGGCACAGGTATCCGAAGAGGGCCACGGTCAGCACGGTGAAAACCATGATCGCGGTAGCGAAGGGGATGTTCAGGACGTAACCCAGAGAGCCGTGCCACAACGCGACCACCAGTGACATCGCGGTCTGGTTGGTGCAGATGCGGCGGTTGGGGTTGGTGAAGTAAGCCAGGAAGCGAATCGACAACATCATCTGCCAACTCAGCAGTGCGACGCAGTAGACACCGATTACCCATCCGGTGGGCGCCACCATCACCAGGGTCAAGGCTGTGAGGATCGACAGTTGCAGGTAAGGGAACAGGACTTTGATCTCCAGTTTGACTGGGTCGAGTGCCCGAGTAAGGAGAGCTGGGTGCATGCTTTGAGCAGTCATCAGTTGAACCTCCGACGGTCGTAAATAGCTACGAAGTCCTTGTCCAGGCCGGTGTTGCGAGCCAGCAGCACGTGCTGCTCCTGCACCTGCCAAGCCATGGCTGAACGTGTGTTGATGGTCTCACGCGAGATCTTGAATCCCATCTTGCCGCACGCCTCGGCAGCCAACATGAACTCCTGTTTTCCCCGCCCTTGCGAGTTAACCCCCAAGCCAAGGCTGGTGCCGCAAAGAATCTCCAGCCACATGGAAAAGGCGTGGGAACCACATAGGACCACAGGATCAAAGTCAAGTTTGGCTACCGCGGCAATCAGCTTGGTCGCCGCCTCCTCATCATTCGACACCCCGCCACTGGTACCCGTAATGCTGGTGTGGAGTTCGGTCATGGTTAATACCTCGGCTACCTATCCAATAAGGTTTACCTCATTTGCTTGAATAATGAGGCATTACGGATATTCTAGTAGAAGCAAAAGTTATTAGCCATTTGGGCCTGATGAACGTAAGGAATAAGCACCATGGCGGAGAAACGTAAGCCCGACACCGTGCTGTGGGTCCGCCACACCGGGGGCAAGAGCATGAAAGTGGAGCTGTTCCACGCTGCTCAGTTCGAGCGCCATCTGCACCATTTCACTGTCTCAGCAGGCTGCCCCTTCGGCGACAAAGACCCGACCGACCAGCATCGCTTGCGCGTCGACGGGGTGTGGTACCCCGCCGGAAAACGTCACCTCTACACCCAACAGCAGATCGCCGATCTGCTCTGCAAAGAGATCTTCCGCCATGAAAATCATTGACGTCATGCAGGCCAAACTGGCGCAACACAAGTTGGGCTACATCAACCTGATCCGCTGGTTGGTGTGGACCGTGTGGTCGATGCTGACCAAGCCGGGCGCCTTTGATTTCGAAGGGCAGCGGGTAGAGAACGTGCTGGCCAACGGTTCCCTGCGCATCCTGCTCGGCGGCTTTGGCATGGTCGCGGTCGGCCTGCTCTTGGCGGTGCTGGGGCTGGTCTCCTCCCTGCTGATCTTGGTGCTGCTGCTGCTGAGCCCGATCTGGGCCGGCCTCCTGATGATCTGGGCGCGCTACAAACACCGCGAGATCTACCGCCTGATGGGCGCCATGGTCGAGTCCGCCAAAGAGAAGCGCCGCCATGAGTGACCTCTCGGATTTCGACGTGATGGCGACGGCGCCAGGCAGCGGCCTGGCCGCCCACCCCGACACGGTGGTCGCAGCGGAGACGGCCTCCATCGCGTTGAACACCGCGCTCGACCGCTTCATCAAGGGCATCATCCCGCACCTCGACCCGACACAACTGCGCCGGCTGGCCGACAACATCCCGCGCTCCCTGCTGGGCATCGACAAGCCATCGCAGGCATTCGACGAGAACTTCTCGATTGCCGACGAGCTGACCTCCCAGATCCAGGCGGTGCAGGCGCTGCGTCAGCACGTGTTTCCCGGCGGCCACTTCAAGGCCGACGGCTCGGTAAAGGAAGCCAAGGAAGTGCTGACCACCTGCAACCAGATGACCAAGACGCTGATCGACAGCCACGAGCGCGTCATGAACATGGAGCGCTTTCGTGCGGTCGAGGGCGCCACTCTGGACGTGCTGGCCGACATGGGCGACGACCTCAAGAACACGTTCCTCACCCGACTGGCGCAGAAACTTGAGGACATGGACTGATGAACTCCGAGAATGCCGCCTACCTCGAACGCCTGCGCCAGGCTGCGTTCGAAGTCCGTGACTTCACCGGCATTCCCCGCTGGCTGGAGAACCACACCCGCGACCCGATCCACAGTGATCGCAAGTGGTCGTTCCGTGAGCACGAGTACCAGGTCGAGATTCTGGCCGACGACACCCCTGAGATCACCATGCAGAAGTGCTCGCAGGTGGGCGCGTCGGAGATCTGGGTGCGCATGCTGCTGGCGATGATGGCGATCGCCAAGAAAATCACCATCATCTATATCCTCCCGACGTCGGCCATGGCCAACAAGTTTGCCGTGGGCCGGATCAACCCGGTGATCGCCGACTCGAAGACGCTGAAGAAGCTGATCGACAAGGAAGTGAACAACGCGGTGCAGAAGCAGGTCGGTCGCTCGATGCTGTACATCAGCGGCACCATCGGCACCTCGAACGCCATCTCGGTCCCTGCCCAAGCCCTGTTCCGCGACGAAGTCGACTTCTGCAACCAGCGCGTCTTGACCACCTACGACTCCCGCCTCGGCCACAGCAAGGAAGGCGACGCCATCAAGCGCTCGTTCTCCACGCCGACCGTGTTCAAGTACGGCATCAACCTGCTGTACGAAGCCGGCAGCCAAGCCGTCTACATGTGCAAGTGCCCCAAGTGTCACAACTGGATCGCCATCGACTACTTCCGTGACGTGGTCATCCCGGGCTGGGAAGGCACCGTTCGCGAGCTGGAAAAGGAAGACCTGGCCAACAAGAAGATCAAGCTCAACGACTCGTTCTTCCTCTGCCCGCAGTGCCACGACGTACTGCCGGAAAGCGCCTTCGCCGACCCGGCCAACCGCCAGTGGGTCCACAAGTACCCGGATCGCAAGGACCACCACAGCTACCAGGTGCTGCCGATCGACGTGCCGGCGATCAACCCGCTGCGCCGCACGATGAATCAGCTCAAGGACTACGACAACAAGAAGGACTGGGTGAACTTCAAGGTCGGCCTCCCGTTCGAGGACGCCGCCAGCTCATTCCTCGAAGAACAGATGGACATGCACGCGGTGTCACACCACGTACCACGCCCCGAAGGCGAAGCCCGCATCATGACCGGCTGCTACATGGGCATCGACGTCGGCAAGGTGTCGTGGCTGACCATCACCAAGCCCAACACCCTTGGCGGCGATGACGTCGTCTACTGGGAGCGGCTGCGCCAAGACGGCGACAACTACTCCGGCAAGCGGGCGGTCGAGCTGTTCAAGGCCTTCGGCTGCACCTACGGGGTGATCGACGCCGGCCCGGACATCAGCCTCCCGGCCTACCTGACCAAGGAACTGGCCGGGCGGTTCATGGCCTGCCGCTACGACACCACCCACCGCATCCGCACCCTGGACGTGCTGGTCAAGATCGACGAGGAGCAGTCCATCGTCACGGTCAACCGCAGCGGCGTGTTCGACAACTTGGTGCGCACGGTGAACAAGGGCGTCACCCGCCTGAACAAGGGCTCGCCCGAGTACAGCCTGGCCGTGGAGCACCTGAAAGCACTGAAGCGGGTGGAACTGGACGACGCCAGCTCCGGGGAGAAGGTGGTGCAGTGGGTCAACACCGGGGACGACCACTACGGTCACTCACTGGCCTACGCCAACATCGCCAGGCGTCTGCGCGAGGTTCCGCAGAAGGACCCTGTCATTCCCTATATCCCAAGCATCGGTTCGGTAAAGCTAAAAGAGATACCCGATAACGAAGATGATGAGCGAGGGCGGATAATTCTGCCGTCAAGCTTCTTTTCGCGGTAATCCAATGTCGAGTATATAATCAGACGGATTAAACGGACCTTCCGTTATTCCAGAGGGGCTTCCAAGTGGCAGACGTCCAGCAAAAAGTCGTTCTTCCCACCAAATTGGTGAACAAAGCTGTCACCGAATCGGTGTTTGAGCGCGCGGGCGACGGCCAGTCGGTGCCCCGTGATAACCGCCGCAACGTCAATGAATCGGTCACGGCCGAACGGGCGCGCAACGACCTTACCTACGCGATCCGCGGCCTGTACGCGCGCGAAGGGACGTTCTCCACCGCGGCGTTCAACTACGTCGAAGTGGCCATGAGCGGTCACTCGGTGAAGGCGTACAACTCCGTCACCGGGCAGTTCGACTACGCCGGGTCCCTGCTCGCGCAGCAGATCATCGCGTCGATGGACACCCTCTACGACTACAGCATCGGCTACGGCGACAAGAACAGTTTCGACTCGCTGCTGGAGCAGTGCCTGTTGGAAACGGTCCTCACTGGTACCCTGGTCAACGAACTGGTGCTGAACAAGACCCGCTTCCCGGAAAAGATCACGGTCATCCCATTCGAGACGATCGAGTGGAAGAACGGCAAGGGCAAGAAGTTCCCGCGCCAGAACAAGAGCCAAGGCGATCCGGTCGATCTGGACATCGCCACCGTGTTTGTCACCGAGATGCACCGCCAGGCCAACCGCGCCTACACCGACTCCATGTTGTCGGCCGGCGTTAGCGCCACCTACCAGTTCTCCGAGTTCTTGCAGGAGATGCGTCGTGCCGTGCGCCGTCAGGGTCACGGTCGCCTGACCTTGGTGATCAAGCTCGAACAGGTTATGGAAGCGCTGCCCGAAGAGATCAAGGCAGACCCCAAGGTCCTGCAAGCGACACTCGATGACATCAAGACACGCATCACCAACGAGATCGCGGCAATCAACCCCGAAGATGCGTTGGTGATGTACGACAACGTTGAGGCCGACCTGATCCACGCGGCCGGCGAGAAGTCCGACTACGTGCCCCTGATCAACACGATGTCCGGCCAACTGGCCACGTCGCTGAAGTCCAGTCCTTCGGTGCTCGGCCTGCGCGTCAACGGCAGCCAGTCCCTGTCCAACACCGAGTCGCTGATCTTCCTCAAGGCAGCCAAGGCCGTGCGCCGGCCGACCGAGACCAACATCTCCCGAATCCTCACCCTTGCCGCCCGCCTGTACGGCGCGGACGTCTACGTGAAGTTCCGCTTTGACCCGATCGACCTTCGCCCTGAGATGGAGCTGGAGGCGTTCAAAACCATGCGCCAAGCACGAATCCTGGAACAGCTCTCCGAAGGCTTCCTCACCGACGAGGAAGCGGCATGGGAGCTCGGCACTGGGCCACGCGCACCAGGCGCCAAGCCTCTGTCCGGCACCGGTTTCCTGCGCGGCGGTGCCAACCAGGCCAGTCAGAACGCAAAGAACGCCAGCCCCAATGAAGACCCGCAGGGTCGGGCTCTACAGGGCGACAGCCCGAAAAAAGGTGGAGGCAAAAGTCAATGAACACGAAGGCCCGCAAGAAAGCCAGGCGTAACGTCCAGCTCGCCACCGTCACCAGCAGCGTCCAGCAGACGTGGTTTGGTGACGATGTGTCGTATGCGCAGTACCGCGACAACGTCGCGCGCATGCAGAGCGCCAACCAGTCCGACTTCAAGCTTGGGTCGTGGGACGAAGACTGCGATCAGGAAGACGGTACCGCCGACGAGAACTTCGCGGGTGACTACGGCTACATGCTGACCAAGCACGGCAACGTCGCGGTGCTCCAGGTCTACGGCGAGCTGGTACCCAAGGAGAGTTGGTACAACCGCTACTTCGGGATGATCAGCTACGAGGAGATCCGCAACGCGGCAATCACCGCGGCGGCCTCGGGCAGCGTGTCTGGCCTGCTGATTGACTACGACACCGGCGGCGGCGCCGTTACAGGGATCGGAGAATTATCCGATTTTCTTAGAGAGTTTGATAATAACGTAATGCCTGTTTATAGCTATACTGGAGCCAACATGCTCTCAGCAGGCTATTGGTTGGGCTGTGTGGGTCGTAAGGTGTTTTGCTCGTCGATGGCTTTATCCGGTTCGATTGGCGTTATCACCGCCCACTTCAGTTATGCCAGAGCCATGAAAGAACAGGGCATTGACGTAACTATGTTCCGTCAAGGGGAGTTCAAGGCACTTGGTTCCCCTTACGAGACTTTGGATGCGAAAGCCAAAGCTGACATCGAAGCGCGCATGAGGAAGTTCTACGACATGTTCCTCGGTCACGTTTCACCTCAGCGGGGGATTCCAATTCCAACACTGCTCGAAACTGCCGCAGAGGGTCGGGTCTTTATGGGCGACGACGCTGTGAAGGTAGGGCTGGTAGATAAAGTCATCTCGTTTGACAAGGCTGTGGCCTTCGTCGCCAACGCGGTGAAAGACACCCAGCTAGGTAGCTCGCTGCTTTCCCCGACAACTATGGCAGGAATGACTGACATGAAACGAACCCTGAACGCAGCCGGCCTGGCGGCGGTGGCCTCTGGAGTGACGATGGAAGCGGCCCTGGTCGATCCAAAACTCTCCGACGTGGTCACCGACAGCCCAGCCGTCACTGACCCAAAAGTTGAAGCCAAGGTCGATGCCGACGGCAAACCGATCGTTGAGCCCGAAGTAAAACTCGACGCCGATGGCAAACCAATTGCTGAGCCGGTCGTTACCGACAAGCCAGTGGTTGCAGAACCGGAAGCCAAGGTCGACGCCAGCATGCTGGACCGCCTCCTGAAACTCAGCGGCGAGCTGGCTACTGCGCAGGCAGAACTGGCCACCCTGAAAACTGCCGACGCTACCAAAGACGCGCAGTTCAAGGCACTGACCAAGATTGCCATTGACAGCGTGAACCGCATGGAAGTGCCGCTGGCTCGCACCCCGACCAACCTGAAGGATGCGTCGGCAGAACTGGTCCTCAGCACCTACCACTCGGTGATCTCTGCCTTCAACAGCCAGTTCAAGGTTGGTGGCGTTGCCGAAGTGCCTGGCTCTGAAGACCTGAAAACGGATGCCAAGCCGCAGGCTTACATCCCTGACCCTTCGATGGCCTCCCTGTAATTACTGATTTCGGAGAAGAAACATGACCACTTTCGTATTTGGTGAGAACGTCACCGAGGCCATGAAGGACACCGTCTCTTGCGCACTGGGCGCGGCGGCTGGTTCGGGCATCGGCCAGAAAGAACTCGATAAAGCCTACAAGATGGGCGTCCTGAACAACTACGTGCCTTGCGCTGATGGCGACCCCATCGAAGCGTTCGTCGCCGCTGTTGAGCCGTTCACCGTCAATCAGAACTTCAGCTTCGGTGCTGTCCAGCGTCGCGGTCGCAAGACTGTGCAGAACGGTGCTGGCCAGGCGACCTTGGCGGTAGGCGACTACGTCGTGGCCTTCACGCAGGTGGCAATCGGTACCGCGGGCCTGGCCCAAGTGAAGAAAGCCGCCACCACGGCCGACGTCACCGACGCCACTCCGGACACTGTGGCGATCCAGAGCAACTACGTCTGGAGAGTCATCCGCATCCTGACCGGTACCGGCGTTGCTGGCGACCAAGTTCTGATCGAGCGCGTTTAACGCTCATCGCAGTGCCCACACATATTTTTGGAGAAAAGTGATGAGCGATCTCGAAACCAAGTTGGCGATTCGTGACCGAGCCGGCAACATGCAGGAAGTGCATTTCCACGTGCAGATGTACGACGAGGCAGCCAAGTCTGGCCTGTCCCTGTCGCAGTTCCTCAACCAGAAATACGCTGGCGCCACTGACCTGGATAAATACGGCGACGTGTTGGCCCAGGCCATGCTGTCCAACGGCATGTTCACCCGCTCCGATTCGAAGATGGGCATGCGTCCACCGTCGATGAACGAGGTGTTGAACTCGAACATCCAGATGGGCTCGATCACCCGCGGCGACGGTTCCGACCGTTCCACCGTGGCTGGCCGCATGCTGTTCCCTGAGATCCTGATGCGTGCCATCGAATCTCAACTGCGTGACAGCTACGCTGACGTGCTGGGCACCTGGTCGAGCTTCATTGCTCAAACCCAGACCGTGACCGGTCCGAAGTTTGATCAGCCGATCATCAACGTGCAACGCCCACGCGGCTACAGCTCGCAACCGATCGCGCAACTCGCTGAACCAGACGTGATGCTGTCGATCACTACCAGCGAGAAGAACTGGTCGATCCCAACCAAGTCGATTGGTCTGTTGATCTCTGATCAAGCAGCCCAGGCTTCGACTCTGGATCTGGTGAACCTGGCCATGACCGCTCAGGCGCGTCAAGAGCGCATCAACATGGTGTACGCGGATATCGCGGCCATCGTGACCGGCGACCTCGACCGCGGTGAAGCGGCCAAGGCTTCCTTCACTGCCGATTCTCTGGACGCTGCGGGCATCACTGCCGCTGGCCAGATGACTCACAAGGCGTGGGTGAAGTACTGCCACAAGAACCGCCGCGTGATGCACGTGAACGCCGGTATGTGCGACCTGGATACCGCGATGGCGTTGGAGGCTCGCTCCGGCAAGCCAACCCGCGACACCGTGTTCGTCAAGGCTGCCGAAGGCTTCAACCAAGGCGTGACCATCGACAACCTGACCGGTGAAGATCCTCGCATCCTGATCCTCGACGACGGTGTGATTGCTGCAAACACCTTCGTGGGTATCGACACCCGTTTCGCCTTGCGTCGTGTGATCAACATCGCCGCGCAGTACAGCGCAATCGAGAACTTCGTTCTCCGTCGCGCCACGGCGTTCCGTGTGGACTATGGCGAGTTGACCCACTCGTTGTACACGGACGCATTCAAGGTCATGACCCTGACCGTGTAAGGAATAACCACCCGGCTTCGGCCGGGTGGACCTCCGCCAAAGCGAGTAGAAGAAAATGACTGATACGACTGAACCAACCCTTACCGCTGAAGAACAAGCTACTGCGGCCGCTTTGGCTGACCCGCAGGCTCTGGCCTTGCTGGATCAACAAAACAGCGGCGCCGAAGCAGTCAAGCCCGTAAAACCGGCTGCAAAGAAACCCGTTGCAAAGAAAGCTGAACCGAAGGAAGCCGACGCTGATGCCGACTACCCGACGTTCCTGCAATCCACCACGAATTTCCCATACGTTGATCCGCAATCTGGCATCCGCTTCTCGCCAGGCAGCCCGATCAAAGTTGACGTTGCTCCTAAAGCAGGCTCCTGGCTGGACAGCCAGATCAAAGCCGGCTTTATCGGCAAGGCGTAAGGACTAGACCATGGCGAACTTGGGTAGCTACACCACCACCGAGGCGGTACGCGGGTGTCTTGGCGTCGATTCCGACGACATCCCCGACGCCTACATGGTGGACTCCAAGCTGAATGTCGAGCTCACGGTTGATCTCGACTCTTGGCTGGCTACCCACGCCGCCTTGTACTCTGCCGGAACGACGGGCACCCCGTCGGCAGAAGCCGCCTCGATCGCGGCAAAGATTTCGCTGTACGCCCAATGGTTCTGCGCGCTGGAGATGGCCAACCGGCCGATGACCCTGCCGCAGAACAATTCGGACGGTAAGGCCCAGTTCACCCGCTTCAAGGTGGACTTTGAGAAGGTTGCCGCGTTGGCTGCGGCCAAGGTCGCCAAGTACCGCGCGGAACTGGCTGAGGACACTGGCAGCGGCGGTACCGCCACCCCTGTCATCAACTTGCTGAGTGTGGGTGTACCGAGCGTTGACCCGATCACTGAAGGTCTCCAGTAATGGCCAACCTGAAGCGGTGCCACAGCAAGTTCACCAAGACCCCTGTCCTCGGCTGGAATGCGACAACCAGCGCCTGGGTAGACACTGGGTTGAAAGGCCGTCTTCAGGTGTACGACCGCTTTATCACCGAGCGCGACTTCGGTCAGCGCAAAAGGATTTTGACCATCGCCGGCAAGCCAACCCTGCCAGCGTACAACGTGGTCAAGCTGGAAGGCTCGGACGTCGCCTACCTGATCGAGAGTTCGGTCGAGGACATGTCCGGTACCGACGTGTACGCCACGACCCTGGCGCTGCACGAAGCAGCCTTCGCAGTGCAGGTTTGCAAGAAGACGACCGTAGCCTCCCAATCCGGGATCAAGCGCGTCGACGGTGAGCAGGTGCTGGCCACCACGTGGGTGGACATCACGCGCTACACCGCAGAGGTATCGGCCGAGTTCAAGGCCACGAATTTTACGGTGTACACGGTGTATTTCCCGCGTGGCACGCCGCTCGACACGGACAGCTACGTGCGCCGGATCGACAACGGGGAAATTCTGGATATCAACGAGGTGTTCCAGGCCTTGGATATCCCGGCTGCGAGGTGCCAACGCCGTGGCTAACGACTTTCCCTTGATGCTGAAAAGCACCGTCGACAAGCTGGTGAACGACAAGTGCGCAGCGCTGCTGGCCAGGTTCCCGACCCTGCAATGGGCAGAGGTCGATGACATGGCCCACACCGACGAAGTGTTCAAGTCGGAGGAGCCAGCCCTGCTCTGGCAGTTCGGCGCACTGACCCCGCGCCCACGCGCACCGATGTACGACTTTGAATTTGCTGTGGGTGCCAAGACCACGCAAGACCCAGGCAACTACACGCTGATCGCCCTGCTGTCCGAGATCCGCGAAGTGTTTAGCCAGGGTATGGATGTTCAGATTTACGACTACACGCTGGAAGCTACAGACCCCGTCTCGCTGGTGAAGCGAGGGTATTTGATGGTGGCCTCCAACGAGATCGAGTCACAGAAGTTCGACAAGCAGTCCGGCATTCGCTACGCGATTGTGCAGGGCAAGGTTGTCTCTTATGGCTCGTAGTCAGGCCACTCTGGGGAAGGCGGGAAGCCTGGACCAGCTCAAGGACGTGATCCGCGCCAAGGTAACTGGCTCGACCGTGTATGTGTCGAAGCTACGGAAGCTAGCGGAGAAAAAGGCCAAGGTTATGGAGGAGGTGATTGTCCGCAACTACAACCTCGCGATCAATGAGATCGACGAGATTATGGCGGACGGTCATACGGGTGGGCAGTCACACATCAGCCGCTTGAACACTTCGGTGGGCTCGGTCCCTGTGAACTGGAAACCCCTGACGCACGGCTGGCTGTTGGACAAGCGCCTGCGCAGCGGTGCCGGTAAACGCACCATCAACCGCAACCGCGCCGGATACGGCTCGGGCACCAAAGGACGCAGAGGGCGCAGCTACGGCCCTGACATGTTTTGGCTGGACCAGAGGAAATTCTCGACAGCCTTTAAAGCCTACCTCAACAAGGGCGATGCCAAGGTTGAGGTAAAGCTGAAAGAACTGAAAGACGGGACGTTCAAGATTACGTTCAACGCCCGTCTCGACAAACTACCCGCACGTTACTTGGATCGGGCGATTCGTAGATCGCTCATGCAGGGGGCCGAGGGGGTTGGAGGTGCCGGTGGTCTGCTGGACTTCAACGCTTCAGAACTCGTGACAGCTTCGGTACCCCGAGGCATCTCACGCGGGATGTGGCCAGAGGCAATCAGACCGACGATGCGACCAATCGCCCAGCGAATTGGTAGAGCAATGAAAGAGCAAATTATTAAATCCCTCAACAGGAGATAGACATCATGGCCCTCGGCTCTCCACAGACGAAAAAGTTCCAAATCGGCACCGCCGAATTGCGCGTGGGTCCTATGACCTCCGCCATGAAATTGCTGCAAACCAGCTCTGTCGGTTTGGTTGACAGTGTGACCGTAACCGTCGGCCAAGAGTCGGTGGATCTGGAAGGCGGCTTCCCGAAACAATTGATGGACTCGGCCATCGTGCGTCAGACCGCAGAAGTCTCGGCGGTGTTGCGTGAGTACAGCCGTCGTAACCTGAAGCTGGCAATCGGTGACGGCGTGACCTCGGCAGTAACTGACGTGGCCACTGCGCACGCTGGTTCTGCTGCCGCTGCTGCTACCACCTTCGGCGTGACTGCCGGTACTGGCGCGACCCTGACCGCCGGCGACCTGTTGGTCAGCTACAAGTTGGGCGCCCCGGAAAACGTGCAGATCCTGCGCGTGTCTGGTATCGCG